ACTGTCTTTTAAACACTGTAAATGCATTGTGTGCTTGTTAGCAATTTGAGATATGACGTGTCTTACTGTTGATACTAGGTAACGACCTGAAGCGTAAGGATCTCTATCCAATGGGTCTTTAGGATCATATGAAGCATAACGTGGTGCTATAAAGGTAATGACATCTCCTGCCGATAGGCCTGTAAATCCTGGCACTGTCATCTCTAAGTTATATGTTTCAAAACCTAAATGTTGTGATAATCTTTTTTGAACATAATCTTGTATTGGCGGTCCTTCTAATGAGTGCAAATTAGAAGTGTTTGTATAAAGGTAAATAGTACTTTCTGGCGTATCTGAAATAAACTTGTCTTTGTATATTTTAGATAGTGGCGTTAAGAATTTCATATCTGATTTTTCACCATTTGGGCCGTGTTCTGTATGATGAGACTTGGCAAATTCGGTATGGTAATCGTAATTGTATTCTTTAATAGTTTTATTAAATAAATCGTGTGCTAATAGTTTACTAGAATATACACCATTTCTTAAATTCTTTAATGTGTCAAATTGAGTTTTTATAGAGTAATCAGATACAACGGTCATTTCTTTTAATACATCATAGTTTCCACCTTCCCTTACGTTAGATGGGCCTGGTGAAAATTTAGCAACCGAAGGTCTTGCTATATTGTCGGTAATAGCCAACATACTTTCAATTGATCTATAATTAAAACCTAAAGATGTTTCATATAAATGATATCCGGCATTATAAAATCTTTTACTTCTGGATTGTTTTCTTAGAATATCAGAACCACCAAAAGGATCAATTCTAGGCATAACATATTTGTGATTGCCTAAAGTTTCTTCTACGTAAATATCCTTTTTAGAGTCTAAGTAATCTGAATTTCTAATCATATCAACTACCATATCAGATTGTAAACCTGTATAGGCTCTTGATACTTTTGTTTGTTCGTTTAATATTAATTCTTTACTACAAAAATGCAATACATAAACCTGTGTTCTAGGTGTTACACCTTGTCTCTTATCTAATTTGTATATAAACATTGGGTGGCCTGTTTCTTCTGTGAAATCAAAAGACCTATTAATTCCCGGCGTGTTTAATTTAAATTCTACTCTTTCTAATCCTGTCAAAGGTAATGTGGCAATAATGTTTGTAGCATCTGTAACTACAATATTACCTGAAAGAGTTTTATTGAAAATACTTTCGTAAATGTTTATTTCGGTTACTAATGTTGTAATGGATAATTTGTAAGGTTGACTTGTGCCATCAACGCCTTGATAAGATACTAGATTAACTGAATTTAAAGAAAAGTTACCTGCTCTGGATAATACATCACCACTTAAATAACTATACATATTAATCTCTTGTTATTAACTTTTTAAATTCATCTATGAATAATCCAACGTATGCTGGATTTAATATTTTTATTTGTCTTATTTTATCTTGTATTCTATCTTCATATTCTCTATTAGATACTGATACTGCCAATGGAGTATCACTATTAACTTCTATGATATGAGAATAATCATCAGGCCCAAATCCTGAAGTAGATCCACTTGATTGTGTAATTTCGTAATGATGAACGGCATCTGGATTTGTATATTTGTCTTTTAAGTAATTTTCGTAATCGTTTGAATTTAATGGCCATTGATAATATCTATCTGTAATATTATTAGTTAATAAAATAATCCAATGAAGTTCTGAATCTCCATATATCTTAAATGCTAAACTTTCTGGACTATCTCCTTCTATTACATCATACAAATCGTATAAACTTGTTTCATTAACTATACTTGATCTAATTTTTACTCTCCTCATTAAATCAACAACTAGTTTTGGATTGCCATCCTTTTTTAAATCATATAAACCTTTTGGGAAAGCTGAAAAATATGCCATAATTAAAATCCTTCTGTAATTCTTTTCTTAGTCATAATTTCTGTTTCAGTAAATGTCATTGTCATTTTAGTTAATGTTGGAAAGGCACCCTTTTCATCAGCACCGAATGTTGTAAATACTCCTTCAGGAGATTGGTCAACTTCTAAACTAGTTAATACACAACGGCTAATTCTAGGAATATATGAATTGATATTATCCAAATACATATATGTGATTTGAAATTCTGATGGCACAATTAAGAAATTAGATGAACCACCCATAATATTTAATGTTGTACCTTGAGCTTGCTCAGGTTGCATATGAAATTTAAATAATTGTATTATCTTCTGTACAGCATCAACTTCTTTTTGATTTTTAGGAGCAAATTCATAAGTATAACTAAAATCTCTAAATGGTACACTTTCAAATACCATTTCAAAATTAGGATTTTGTACTGCCCCTCTAAATTTTTCTGTAACAGCTTTTATATCACCTACTCCAGGCACGGCACTTAAACCAGCAACTATGGCAGCTTCAACAGCATAAGCACCTAGTTTACCTGTTCTTACTAAAGCATCAATAGCTCCTTCAGATTGACCTAAAAACCCAGCAAAACCTGTTTCAGCATTTTTGTAATTTACTTTATATGATGTTTTAACTTGTGGTGGTGTATAAAGAATAATTGAATCTGAAATGTGATTATGTGTATTATTTTGTTTTTGTATACCCGTATCTACTTTTACTAATCTTTTTTCTAAATTTTTATTTTTAATATCTTCTACTTTTTTACCACTTGTTGAATAATTTTCTCCTACTTGACCAACATCATCAATCCCTTCATAACCAGTTCCGGATCTATTTACTAATGAATTATTACTAAATGTTTTATTTTTGAATTTAGAATCTTGGTGCATTACTATATCAAAGATCATATAGTGGCCAGTTCCTAAATTAGCAATTTCTGAAGGATAATAAACAGTACCATAATCATATGGATTATTTGATAACGCAGCTGTAGGAGTATTAGTTATTTCTAATGGAGACTTGTTTAATATTTTAGCGGCGGCAGCATTTGTTGCCTGATTATTAAAAACACCACTTGCCAAATTACCTACATTTTGTGAGAATATATTTGCTATCTTTTCGAACACGATAAATACCTTATATGATTAATAGTAATATTTATATGTGATATGAGAGCAAGTTATAAAGGAATATACAAACCTACACACCCCAAAAAATACATTGGTGACCCTAATAGAATAGTATATCGTTCACTATTGGAAAGACGTATGATGGTTTATTTGGATAAAAATGATGCTATAGAATTTTGGGCAAGTGAAGAAGTGCCTATAGTTTATCGTTCACCAATAGATTATCGTATTCATAGATATTTTCCAGACTTTATCTTTAAGTTAAAAACAGGTAAAAAATATATGGTTGAGATTAAACCATATAAACAATGTTTCCCACCAAAAGCCCCTAAGAAACAAAGCAAGTACTTTATACGTGAACAGTTAGAATATCTTAAAAATCAGGCCAAGTGGACAGCGGCCAAAACCTATTGTGAGGGTAATGATTTAGAGTTTAAAATCTTCACTGAAAAAGACATAGGTGTCTATAACTAACATAAATATAGTAAATGGCAAGTATATTAGATACCCTAGTTAGTAAACAAGGGGACACAAAAAAATCAGCAAGTTGGTATCGTAATGCTGTTGCTTCGGTAGCAGATAGAATAACAGCTGGTAAATTGATGAGACAAGGCCAATTAACAGGCCGACCTAATATAGGATTATTAAATTTGTTTTTTTATGATCCAAAATATAAAAAGACTTTACCTTATTATGATACTTTTCCATTAGTATTACCTTTAGAGGCAATACCAGGAGGTTTTAGTGGATTAAACTTTCACTATTTGCCACCACAATTAAGATTTAGATTACTAGAACAAATGCAAAGATACGCTACAAATAATAAAATGGATTCAACAACAAGATTTGATGTTAGTTGGTCAAGGGTTAAAAATATACCACTTGTTAAACCAACTATTAAAAAGTATTTGTATAAACACGTAAGATCAAGTTTTCTTAAAATAGATTTAACACAAGCAGCTATTGCTGTTTACTTACCAGTTCAACAGTTCCAAAAACGTTCTGCTGCTAGTGTATATTCAGCATCAAGGAGTTCAACATAATGGCCATATTAAGAGGCGGCACAAGAATATTTGGTCAAGATATTAGAATAGGTATTCCTAGAGATAGATCGTTAGATGATGTAGAAAATGATCCAAGGTTTAGACAGAAACCAGGTGGTAATCCTGAAAGTACTATGGGTCGCTATCAATCAATGGTTAATGAAGCAGAAGGATTTGCTCGTAAGGCTAGATACTATGTAGAATTTTATTTACCTAAACCAAGTGGATTAGATTTAAGAGGCATTGATGATACAGGTCAAGTTGGTATTAGTAATGCTAGTCAAGAAGCAATTGCTTCATTTAGAAGTAATAATGAATTAAATGCTGTTCAGATGGCCAATGCTCGTAGAGTTCAAGCATTTTGTAAATCTATTAGTATGCCTGATAGAGATGTACAAATGAAAGAAATTAAACACCACGGACCTGCTCGTAAATTTGCTTATGATTATAAATCAGCTCCCATTACAGCATCATTTTACACAGATAAATTTATGAGAGAAAGATCATACTTTGAATTATGGCAACAATCAGCATTTAGCCAAGTTTCGAACAATTATAATTTTTATGACAATTATGTATCTGATATTAATATATTTCAATTAGGTAGTTTTGAAAGCAAAAATGAAAGAGATGATATGACATATGCTGTAAAACTATTTGATTGTTATCCAAAAGTTATTAGTACGGTAGATTATGCAGCTGACGGTAATGAAGTTCAAACTTTTTCAGTAACTTTTGAATTTAGATATTGGATTAATTATTTCCTTGATAGATCAGGCAATATTCAATTAGGTCAAGCAAACTTTAATGATGTTACGGTTAAAAGTAAATATGGTGCTTTTGGTTCATTAATAAATAAACTACCACCAGAATTAAGAAGAGCTGGTACACAAGTGCTAGAAGGACTAAAAAGAAGAATACCTATTGGCGGAGTTACAGGCGGAAGAGTGTTTCCTCCTTTTGGCAATTTCCCTCCATTCGGTGTATAATTATTATAATATAAAAGGAGTAAATTAT